TACTATCCGAATGTCCAAACATTCAAGCACCACTTGGTCAACTCTTCATTGAGGTTGGTCAACGTGAGTCATTACCTTTTCTTGAGTATCTTAACTCACCTGAAAATGTTAAATTAATTCGTCAACAAGTTTCTACTGGTGGCGGTAAATTAAGAACAGTTGAAGCACGTTGGATTCAACGCTTACCTGAAACAGAAGTAGAAGAGGGTGCAGAGATTATGAATTGTACTGCTACTAATGTATATGGTGACACTACAACAACTTACACCTTAGAGACTACAGATACTTACCAAGCATCTCAGTTAATCTCAGGAGCAGACATTGCACGTCATTGTCAAGATAATAGTGTGTACTTCTTAGAATCAGTTATGCGCCTTATGGATGTAATTGATAGAAAGGTTGCATCTGCTGCTGCTGTTCAAGCGGTTGCTGCTATTGGTAACTGGGGTACTGATGTAACTGGTTTCTACACAATGGATGGTGACTGCATCGAAATTGCAACACTTGATTCTGCTGGTGCATTAAATCCATTTGCTTTAGCTGATATTCAACAAGCAGCTACAATGGCTAACTATCCATCTTCACCAATTGCATTTGGTGGTGCTGCTATGCAACGCTACGCTAATGCAGTTAAGGCTGGATGCTGTTCACAAAGTGGTATTGATATCTTAGCAATCTCTCAACAAAATGGTTTTGGTTTTGCTTATGATGCTCGTTTAGCTGCTGCTCAAGGTAACCAAACATCTGCATTAGTAACTACTGCTGGTGCTATCCAATGGTTATCTTATAACCTTGCTGAGTGGAATACTAATTTCACACCATCAGTAGGTATGGGATATACTCGTACAATTGCATTCACTCCTGCTGGTGTACCAGTTGACTTGACTCTTAAGGATGATTGCGGTAACTTATCTGTTATCGTAACTGCTACTGGTAAGATTGTTACTTTGCCAACTGACATCTACGAGGCTGGAGATAAATTCGCTGGTGTGAACTATGTGAATTGTGTTTCAATTGTAAACCCATAGATAGCCCACAATTACTACTGAGTGAAAACTTAGATGAATTGATGGGTCAAGATGGTGACAATTTACTATCACAATAAATTGAGGGGAGGGTGATTAATGCCCTCCCTTTTTTATAACTTTGAAAAAACTAAACTATGTGCTTTGAAAAACTATTAGGTTTGAAAGGCTGCTCATTATCAGAGCCTACTACTGGCTTATACATTGATGATTTGGGCATTAACAACACTCTGTTAGGTCAACTTATAACTGACCAATATGTAAGTGGTGTAGAATTATTTGAAGGTAAGAGAGCCTTTGCTTGGAGAAAATTGTCAAGTGATATTTTGACACGACTTCAAGCAACAATGAAAGCAGATACAATCATTGAAAATAAAAGAATAGGTCAAGTATTAACTAATGCATCTAATGTTGACCTTGCACTTGGTGCTGGTAGATATGCTGGTATTCGTGTTAAAATTGACCCTAACAATACATCATTCTTAAACTTCTATCTGAGTCAATTACAGATTGACATTTACACGATGGCTACACCAGTAGAGATATTGGTATTTGATATGGCTACACTAAAGTTAATTGATACATTTGATTATCAGAGTGAAGCAATAGAAGAGTTCATTGGTAAGACATTCAAAGCAAAACGTAGAAAGTTAGATTTAGCATTCGTCTATGAGTCATTGTACGATACTACCAAGATGATTACTAAAAAAGGTGCTTGTACTGATTGTGGAGGGAGACTTAAAGAGGCTCACATTTGCCCATTCGTAGATGCTATTGGAATTGAATTAACAACTGATGGATTCAATGTACTATCATCTTTATCTAAGAAGTATACTCAAGGTATGTCCTTTGTCTATAACGTGAATTGTGATAGAGAAAGTTGGTTGTGTTCAATTGGTGGATTAATGGCAATGCCTTTAGCTTATGCTACTGCAGTAGAGATATTTAACTATGCCTTGACCATCTCACCAAATCAAAGAGTAAATACAGCGGTATCAGTTAACAAGGGTAATAAGGTCTTTGCAACTGCTGATGCTACAGAGGGTTTGGTAGCAGCACGAGATATAGCAGCAACACGATACAATGAAGAGTTAAGTGCAATGCTTACTAACATGAGATTGCCTGATGATAGACATTGTTTTGACTGCAACAAAAATTACAAGTACGTAACTGCTCTACCCTAATGCCTACGATTAAAGAAATGAATCTTAGATTGGATGCTCTTAACAAAGAGTGGTTAAAGGAATTTAAACCACTCTATCGTGCTGGTACTAATCTAAAGAGGGTAATGTTCAAACGTATTTTTGGAACTGGTAATAAAGGTGGATACAATACTAATATGGATTCATTACCTACATTTCCATATTCAACTAATCCAATCTATGTTGACCCTAATTCAGTTAGGAATGCACCAGCATCTTTTAAGTTTGGTAAATCAACTATTGATAGCAAAGGGAAAACTAAGAAAGGTAAACCAATTAAGTCATTATACTTTCCTGAAGGATATGCTCAATTAAAAACCAAGACATCTGCTACTTTACCATTACAATTAACTGGTAAGTTAGCTGGTGGTTTCTTGCAGTCAGAGGTAATTAAAGATGGTTTATCAGTTAGTGTTACATTGCCCGATTCAGAGGTAGATAAGGCTGATGGTTTACAATTTGGAAATAGAAACTTTAAAGGTTATGGTGTAATCTTTGAACCTACAGATATGGAGCAAGAAGAGTTCCTATTGAAACATGGTCAATATGTTGTTGATGTGATAAACGAATTATTGAAATGAACCTACTAAAGACGATAATAGAGAGACTTAATCAAAGGGTAGAGGTAGCAAATATATTTGACCAAATCTACCCACTATGTGAACTCAATGCAAATGGTAATGAAAAGGCATGGGTGCATTATATCGGTAATGGTCAAGCAGAAGTAGTAACTAACTTTGATGCTAAACAAGGAACTTTATTTTGGGCAAAACGTGGTAAGGTTAGTGTAGTAAAAACTGATTCATTAAAGGTTAGTGGATGTAAAACATTATACCAAACTACCTTTCCTTTGACTGCTTATGCAGTAGTTAGAAAGTCACATATACCTTGTGATAGTGAAGATTCTCAAGATTGGATTGCATCAAGAATATACAGATTAATAAGTGGTACTGACCCTGATTTTAAAGTAGCAATTGGAGTAATTCAATATGAGGTAATTCCTAATGGTTATGTCAATGAGATTAAGTCATTAACTGCCAACTATGAGTGGGCTTGTGTTGCAGTAGATGTTGATGTTGCAGTTGTTAGTTTAAGTGAAGATGGGTGTTATGATGTGTGTGCTACTGGAGAGATTCCACTACCCGACTTTCAACCTTGCACACCATGTCTTACAGAGGTAGCAGTTGATGGTGTGACCATAACTGGTAATGGTACAACGACTGACCCATTGGTAGCAATTGGTGGTGGAGGAGGTAGTGGTTTAAAAACTGCTATTGCATTCTCAAATGACCATCTAATTGCAACTGGCAATGAGTATGTAGTTGGTAATGTGGTTTGGTACAATGGAAACATCTACAGATGTATTGCTAATAATGATTCACTACTACCTACCAATACTACTTATTGGACTAATCTCGGTGCTGGTTTTCAAACCATTGAAAGACCTATAGATTGGGATGCAACAAGTGGAAACAATCAGATATTAAATAAACCTACCATTCCAATTCTACCAGCAACCATTGTAGAAGATGTTACTGCTACTGCACCATTGTCTTCAAGTGGTGGTACTAACCCTGATATATCAATTACACAAGCAAATACTACTACAGATGGTTATTTAACTTCTACAGATTGGAATACATTTGATGGTAAGTTTGATGTACCAACTGGTTTAAGTACAGACTACTTAGATGGGTTAGGTTCACCACAACCATTTCCTACGATACCAGCAGCACAAGTTAATAGTGATTGGAATGCTACAAGTGGAGTAGCTGAGATACTTAATAAACCAACACTTGCAACTGGTTCAGTCACATCAGTAGATTTAACAATGCCATCTGCATTCACTGTTACTGGTAATCCAATAACTACAAGTGGTACATTGGCTGTTGCTGCTAATGGTGTTGCAACGCAATACATCAGAGGCGATGGGCAACTTGCAACTCTACCAAGCAACGCAAGTGGAGGCTCTGCTGTCAGCTACTACCTCAACGGAGGTACGGCGGCATCTGTTGCTACCTACTTTCAGATGAGCCAAACGGCTGTCATTGGAACAGGGGTAGACTTCAGCAAAGCAGGAAACGGGCTGATAAGCCAATGGCTGACCGATGCAAACGACCCAAACAGATTGGAGATACCAGCAGGGAATTGGAACTTTGAAATGTTTTTTTCAATGTCATCAAATGGTGGCACTCCTCAGTTCTATGTTGAACTATTAAAATACAATGGGACAACTTTTACTTCCATTGCATCATCATCTGCAATTCCCGAAACGATAAGCAGTGGAATTGTAATCGACCTTTATTTGACATCATTAGCAATCCCTGCAACTACATTGCTTGTTACTGATAGACTTGCATTAAGAGTTTACATAGTCAACAATAGCGGAGGCAGAACGGCTACACTGCACACACAAGATTCACATCTTTGTCAGATAATTACAAACTTTGCAGGAGGTGTATCTGCACTTAATGGACTTACTGCCAACACTCAGTATTTGGCAGTTGGAACAAGTGGAACAGACTTCGCTATCTCATCTGCTTCTGATACGCACACCTTCAACCTACCAACGGCAAGTGCTGCAAACAGAGGTGCATTAAGCAGTAGTGACTTCACAAACTTTGCAGCCAAGCAAGATGCACTGGTTAGCGGCACGAACATCAAGACCATCAACTCGACTTCATTGCTTGGAATCGGTGATATTACAATTGCAGTTCCATTAAGCTACAAAAACACAACAACCCAAGCAGCCGTTACAGGAGTCACTACGAATGTAAAGGTAGTAAGTCAGCTAATCCCAGCGAATACATTTACGGTTGATGATATTTTGCAGATAAAAGCAAGACTAGTAAAGACTGGTGGTGCTGGAGGTGTTTCATTAAGAGTCTATGTTAATAGTGCTGATTCACTCACCAGTCCAGCTCCGATATTAATTATAACATCGTCAACTGCGGCAATTGGTCAGACATATAATGGAATTGATAGGAACGCTATTATTAAGAGCGCAACTAATACACAAACTGCTCAAGCTACTGGAAGTATTCAAACTGATGCAGTTGTAGGTAATGGAATACAAACCAATTCAAATATAAATTGGGCGGTTGACCAGTATATAATCTTTGCAATGCAGAATGGTTCAGCAGCCGATTCATCAGCTTTATCTTATTTCCAAATCCAAAAACAATGATAGACATAACTCTCGAAGGTGGCTTTGTTACTTTCACAACATCGGTGATTGGTGCTATCGCATCACAAGTGGAATTGTGCGAAGTGGTTGATGAAAACTGCTTTCACATGGGTACAAATGTGGGTGTGTTCTTAATCAATGTGAATCAGTTCAGCATCAATGGTGTCAAGTTTACCAACTCAAACAAAGCAGTTAACTACATCTTAAACAACTAATATCATGGCAGGAGTAAAAATTACAGACTTAGGAACATTGACCACAGCGGTTGATGCAGATTTACTTTATATTGTGGATGTCTCTGACCTATCGCAATCACCTCAAGGCACATCCAAGCAGATTGAACTTGGTAATATCGTAAGCAGTGGCAATTGGACTCCAGTTGTTAGCGGTGAAACGTATAGTGAGATTGTTACAATACAACGTGCAAACTACTCAAGGGTAGGTGGCATTGTCACTTGCTCATTATTTATTGATGTTCAACTTGATGCAGCAGAAACACAAGCAAATTTCCAATTCTCCCTACCCGTTGCATCTGATTTCGCCAATGCTAAAGATGCTTTTGGAATAGTTGCATTTAATGGAGACCTATCTGAGTTTACTGGATGGGTAATTAGTGCTGATGTTGCGACTAATAAAATATCTATTTTTGTTGCATCAACAACAACTGGCTGGAATTTTGAATCATTGTACGTAATGCTGCAATATGAAGTTAAGTAACAACGGCATATGAACATTAGCAAAACTGGTATACAACTACTCAAAGACTTTGAAGGTCTAAGGCTGAATGCTTATAGGTGTTCAGCCAATGTACCTACAATTGGCTATGGTTCGTGCTTCTATCCCGACAAATCTAATGTCAAGATGGGCGATGTGCTACGAGATAAAGAAGAAGCAGAGATATTGTTAATCAATACCCTTGAAGACTATGATATTTACGTATCTAAGTACACCAAATCAGTCAAGTTGACTCAATACCAGTTTGATGCATTGGTGTGCTTTGCTTTCAATGTGGGATTAGGTAATCTTTCAAAGTCTACACTACTTAAAAAGGTACTTTCTAACCCTAATGACCCTACTATACCTTCAGAGTTTGCTAAATGGAATAGGGGTGGTGGTATAGTGTTGCAAGGTCTTGTCAAAAGAAGGAGAAAAGAAGGGGAACTTTACTTTAAGAAGGTCGTATAGTGATGTATGGCTATCGACCCTAAGAAATTCAAACAAATAGCCGATTTACTTATGGTTTATTGGCACATGACAATTGGCTCACTCGTATCTGTAGTAGGTTTTTGGCTATTTTTCACCAAGAAAATAGATAAGGAGTCATTTGCATACATCATTGGTGCAGTTGTGACCTTGAAATGGGTGTGGAAACCAAGTGAGAAAGGAGGTAGTGATGTTTGATGTAGTAAAAGACACTATACAATCTCAATACAAGGTTACTTATGACACAAGTTATGTAGTAATACATAAACAAGTCAAGCAACCTGAACCATTTCTGTATGTAAATCACTTGTTAGAAGATAGTTCAATGTTTATCTACCAAAATCATTGGGGTGAACTGCTATATATTGACCATAAATTAACTAAATTTGAGCCAAATGTTGAGGTAGAAGTTGAACCAATACCAGTAATACCATTTAGAGCATCAGATACCATACAACCTTGTGATGCTAAGTGGTTAATTAAGGGTAATAAGTTAGAACTTAAACCTTATTCTGTACAAAAATGTGAAAATAAGATGGCTCAAGACTACTTATATAGTGATTTATCTAACTCAATTGTAATGATGTTGATGTTGTTAGCTACATCTATTTGGCTATATCGTTCTACATTCTACTGGCTTGAGATGATTAGAAAAATTAACAAGATAGTTAAGAGTTAGATATGTCTACTCAATACATCTTAGCCAATTCAATTGATTTGCTATATGTAGTATCTGACTACGAGGGTAACATAGTGAGGTCAAATGACCTATTCAAAGAGTATTCGTCTCACATCAAACCTAAAAAGGTAAGTGATATTATTAGTGATGATACAGAGTTAGATGATTATGTTTACTCTGTTAAAAGGGCAATTGAAATATCACCTAATCCAGTTCGTATCTATGCAAGAACTAAGCAGAAAAATAGTGGATTGAGATGGGTGCTATGGAACTGCTATGCAATACTTGGTAGTCTTCATTTCGTAGGTTTTCAGATTACTGATGTGACCAGCATAACATCTCACGAACACGAAAAGCAAAAGCAGTTACTTGAAGAGTTCAGGTTCATGTTAAGCCATGAACTAAGACAACCATTGACATCTGTTGCTGGTGTGGTTAAGTTGTTACTTGATAAGGGTGGTAATGTAGGTGAGGATGAACAAACTGAACTACTCAAGATGGTTGACGATTCAATGAAGAGATTAGATGAATCAATACATCTGTTAGTTAAGAAAGCAACAAGGCAATTATGAGAGAATGCACCTTACCAATGGATGAAGAAGAAGCAGATGAAAGACTGCTAATAGTGGTAAAGCATTATGTGACTGAACGTGAGATGCCAATCTATGTAGCTAAGAATGTACTTAGAAGTAACCTAAGAGATAAGTCTTGCTTTGAAATAAAGTGGGAAAAGTTCATAAAGTTAATTGGTGGTTATGGTATCAAATAAGTTTGATTCACTTGATAAGGTGTTGATGATTGTTGGTGGCATGGTTATGTTGTTAATCTTCATTCATACTTGTGGCACTAATGGTCAACTTACTATTGACTACAGAAAGATGAAGGAAGAGGTACAGAATTATAAGGTGCAGCACATGGCAGATTCAAGTAAGTTGATTAGTCAGGCAATCAACTATCAGAGTGAGATTGATTCAAAAGATATGGCAATAAAACTATTAGCCATTCGCAATCCTAAAGAGATTGTCAAGATTAAGTATGAGACATTAATTAAGACTAAGATTCAACTTGCTGAACCTATCATATTTGATTCAACCAGTTACATTAAGTTACCAGTTGAGTTCTCAGATTATAATGAGTGGTATTCTATTGATGGTAAGATTGACTCATTAGGAAGCCTTGTAATTGATTCAATTGTATCAAGTGGTACTTTGACCTATTCGGTAGGAGATACGTTAAGAGATGGTCTTATTAATCGTTTACTGAGAAAAACAGATAGTGTAGTGAGATTGCACATTGATAATCCTACTATGTCAATAAGCAATCTATCAAACATTTACGTTAAGAAAGAACCTAAGTGGTATCAATCAACTGCATTTAAGGTAGGTGTAGGTGTGCTATTGGGCATTGGTATCAGTAGCCAAATAAAATAATTTAAATTAGGCAATCACAAAATCAATCAGTTACGAAATATGACCAAAAATAATTGTGTTTATTTTGATTGAGGTATTGCAGAATCAAAATAAAGATTTACATTTGCCTATAAATAAGTCACAAAAAATTTTACTCACTTACTAAATCAAACATTATGACAACTACAACTTACACTTACGAAACATCTGCTGGTACTAACGTAGAAACATTTACAACATCAGGTTATGTTACTTTAACTCAAAATGGATTATTCAAATATGAGCATCATTTCGGTAGTCATATGTTGAACCTACAAGAGCAAATGTTAGTTGCTGAGTTAACTACAAGAAACATTCAATATACAAAAACAATCAACTAACCAACTAAGGGAGGCTAAGGTCTCCCTATATTTTCATTTACTAACTTACTAAATTCAATCACAATGAACAAGCAATTTCAAATCTCAATTGAGACCAACACAACATCTGAAGGTATCTCTTCACATCAACTTTTAAGAGATGCTAAAATGTGGGCTGACACCTACCTTACCACCAAGAAATCTGAATACATAGAGTCTGAAAATCCATCCATCGTAATTTGGGAAGGTGACTATATGGTACAATACATTCCATTTTTTTAATCCACTAATTTTCTAATTAATCAATCATAAATTCGTGTAATATGAAAGCATCAACATTATTCAAACTTCAAGACAATAATACCTATTTCCATTACGACCATATCAATGGGTCAATGATTACCATCGTGAATGATGGGTGTTACAAAGGCATCTTTACAAGGTGTGATTCTAACTGCGCTATGATGGTTAGACAATACTTC